GTAATCATATGTGAAACTCTATCAAGATTTACAGTTGGTCCGTCTGGATGCCCAAGCTCGCCAAATGCTCTATTCTTAGTTACATATTCTTTATTATATCTTTTAACTTCATTTTCTAAAACAGACAAAGGATAAGTTCTCTTGTTTCTATTCATTTGTTCCGCTTGCATAAAAATGCCACGAATTTTATAATTTTTTTGACCGTCTTTACCTTCTTCAGAAATATATTCTAACTGTTCTGACATTTCTGTAATTAACTTCATTTCTTTGCCCTCATTTTTGAGATTCTATCTTTACGTTTTGAAATAAGATCCCTATACATTTTGCCTCCAGGTCTAGTAAAAGCGGACATCTTGGCTTTTTGTGCGGGAGTATTTTTTAACCTATCAACCATTTTTTCTATCTGTGCTTTTGCTCCAGGACTTTGTTTTTGTAATTTAGAAGCACTTAAATCTTTTCTCACTCTTAATTTAAGAGCAGTCAAAAATTTTCTTCTTGCTTGTTTTCTAAGTGCTTCTTTACCGCCTGTAGGTATTGCTCTATTTTTATTTCTTTTCAACCCCGCAATCCTTTTAGGTTTTGAGCGTTGAAAGTGAATCTTTCTTTTAAATCTTTGTGTAGCTGTTAAAGCTTCTTCTAGTTCTAATCTGAAAGATTGAAATGTTTTCATGCAGATACCGATTGTGGAGCGTCCAAAACTTCACCAGTAGGTTGTCCTGTTGCTGGGTCCATTACTTGAATTACATTGTCAGGTTGAACTGGTTCTTGAATTTCTGGTTCTTGATCACTCATCTGATTAATTACTTCACCAGTGGGTTGACCATTTGTAGGATCTACTACTTGCATTTCATGTTCTGGTTGTTCATCATCAACAGGTGCATCTTTAAACAATGTCTGTGCTATTTCAGCTTTTCTTACTTCTAACTCATCCATTGATCTTTTACTAAGAAGACCAAGAACACTTTCCCTGGCTCTATTATTGTCTCCTGTCATAATTGCGGAAACTAATTCACTTGTACTAAATTCATTATCCATTAAATCTCCTTTTATTAATATTGACCAAATCCACCTGATTGTTGGTCATCTGTCTGATTATATTTAGGATCATTTTGCTCTTGAGACATTTCTGAATCAAGTCTATCCTGTTCTTCCTCAGTTTGTCTTAAAATCTTATTTCTAACAAACTTATGTGAATAATACTTTCCAGCATATTCATCCATATCTCTAAGAAGGTTTGCTCTATTTTGTAATAACTCTGATTCTTTTAATTCAGAGAAATGAGAATCTTTTTCAAATTGATAATGAATTCCCTCTTTTATCTTAGCCCAATCTTCTTTAGTGATAACTGTTTTTAATCTTAATTGTTTTTCTAAAAGATTATCAAACAATGTGGTGAATTTTTTTCTAAGTCTTTCAATGAATCTTGTGAACTTTAATTCATCTCTAGTAATTTCTGTTGCTCTACCTAAAGTAAAACTAGCATCAGTTTCTAATCTAGATATTGGTACATTTAATGCTTTGTATAGTTTTCTTTGAAAGTATTCAATATCTTCAATTTCACCAAGATTTTGACCACCAGGCAAAGTTGTAATTTCTGTTCCTCTACCACCTTCACGTCTTGGAAGCCAGTAGTCTTCTAACATAGTCATTACTTTTCTATCATCTCTAACTTCACCAGTTTCAGCATTATAAATTAATTTATTTTTATAGCGCTGCATAATATCTCTAAGATACTGTTCTGCTTTCATTTTTGGTAAATTACCGACATCAATATAAAATATTCTTCTTTCTGGTGCTCTTGAAATTCTGTAAATAACAAGTGAGTCTTCAATCATTCTTAATTGATTAAGAGGTTTAATTGCTTTATGTAAATGTGATATAACCATTTTTCTTCCTGCGTTGGTTACACCAGATCCCGCATAAGCAACCATATCAGGTGCTATTCTAATTTGTTTTCTTGTATAGTCACTACCATTAACTGGCATTCCACCTTTAGAATCTTGTATTTGTGGTTTTTCACTATACAAATAATATTCAAAATATTCACCAGACAAATCTCTTTTTAATGAAGCACCAGCTGGTACTCTTTGATCTTTACCTTTTTTCTCTCTGACTTTTCTTATTTTTAAGGGATCAACATATCTTAATTCTTGCAATCCTGCAGTTGGTTCATCAGGATTAATAACACATTGATAATATATTCTACCATCAATATACCATTTTCTAAAAATATCATATCCATTATTGTCAAAATCAAGAAGTCTCATTATTTCATTAAATTCAACAATAATTCTATCTTTAATTTTTGAAGATAAATTTAAACCTTCTAAAGAAATAGAAACTGGTGGAACTTCTCTGCCTGTGATAATTGCTTCATTAATAATATCATCAATAGCCATGTCAACTTCAGGTTGTAGAGTCATAGTTCTGTATCTATTAATTAGATCAGACTCATTTTTTGAAGTACCTTCCATATCAATGTAAGTACCATACGCTCCACCCGCTGACATTCCAAGAGATGATGCTATATCATAAGTACCTTCTAAATCATCTGGTTTAGCAAAAGCTAAAACAGGTTTATCAGGTTCATCAGGTTTTCCAATTTTAAATCCAAATAAATTTATTTGTGCCATAATATATTCCTAGCCAGAGTTATTGTTAGTAGGTTGAACAGATTCAATTACTGTACTTATTGGGGTTATAGTATCTGTATCAGGAGTTGATCTTCTATAATTAGTATTCATATACTGATAATCAAAAGTACAAGTAAATTCCTCTATCGCACTTGACGCATCCCATGAAACAGCTATATCTGTTAACGTCACCGGGAAAAGTCCATATAATATATATGACTTAATTAAATTGCCATTTTTTGAATATTGATTAACTGTTGCTTCTGAAAGATAATCAAGTTTTGCAGGATTATTTTTAGATAATTTTTGTGTTCCTAATTTTTCAAAACCACTAACGTGATCAACCCATCTTTCTAATCCATTTCTCAATTCAAAATCCTCATCATTTATAAATGTACAAGTCCATTGTGGATAAGTTCTTTCACCAGCAAATTTAAATCCTCTACCAAGAAATGATACATTCATTGATGTTGTAATTGAAGCTGGAAGGAAAGTACTTTTTGCAGTCCAAGATGTCTTTTTTAAATCAACTGGTATGGGCGAAGGAAACTTTAATTGTACATCAAATAAAGAGGCCCTCGCGCCACCATATTCTAACGCTTGCGTTTTGAATTCTTCTATACTGAACATTAAATAAAACCATTATACAGATGGAATAACTACTGTACCCTTGCTTCCAGGAGTTTCTGTTTCAGTGAAATAATCATATCTAAATGTTATTGTATATTCTTGAAAACCTTCAGTACCCCAATCCAAAGCTAAATCACCAACTGAAATAGGAAACGCGTTTACTAATACATATGTGTTACCTTTACTTCCATCTTTATTAAGTTGAGTTACAGTATAATTTTTATAATTAGTAGTTTTATGTGCTCCATAATCAGCATTTCTCTCATTAGTTCTTTTTCCAGCTAATTCCTCCATTGTGTCAACTATATTTTTTCTCAATGTACCATTATCATTTAAAATTGTAATTGTCCATGGATCATATGTTCTATAACCTGCTAATTTAGTCGCACGGCCTCTCCAATTAATAGGAATAACATTTATATTATGTCCTGGCAATTGACCAGATCGAATCATATACTTATCTTTTGCACTGATCGACCCGCCTGAAATTTCAAACAATGTAGGTCTTGCACCACCACTAGCAAGTGCTGTTTTTAATTCTGTTACACTAAAAGCCATTTTTATTCCTTTGTTTAATTATTCTAATTGTCTCCATCGCCTGAACTACCACCTGCATTCTCTTGATCTGCTTCATTATCTGTACCTCCAACCGCTTGATATATATTCCCATGATTTGCATATGTATATTGCCATGTACAAGTAAATGTCTCAATTGTATTTACTGCGTCATGACTTAAATCAATTGGTGAAACAGAACTAGGCCATAGACCTGTAAGAGAAACTTTTGTAACTGGTTTTGATGAACCATCTTTAGTTTTTTCATTA